ACCCAGACCACACCATTGTCAAAGCAATGGTGGCTGAGAGAAGCATCTTCTTTGTTATCCTCCCCCTCTTCCGCTTCCTTGGTGACGCTGGACTGAGAACTGTAAGTGCCGACATTAGCCGCGATGAACAGATTCATGTGGCGACAAACTCATTGGTATGTGCTGAGCTTGGTCTCAGTTCATCTCCTAGTTTGGATCGCCTACGCAAGGCTACGATGAGTTGGATGTTGGAGCCTTTAAGTACAAATACTACCAACAAATATTTAGACAAAAAATTTTGGGCTGATTCTAGTGATCGGCTTATGTATGAGGGCAAAGCACCTCAACTTTCCACCACCCAGGCAGCTCGAATGCCTGCTTTCTTTGAGCATTCTAATGTCAATCTCCCTCAATATGCTTGAGACCATGGGTCTCGAAACCAAAGCAATGATCAACGAGATGGAAGACATTTTTCCACCCGTCAACCCCGGTCCCAATGACACTCTCGAAGCCATCATGTATAAGGCTGGCCAAAGGAGTGTTGTTGAATGGATCTACAACAAACTAGATGAAAAGTAATGTGCTTCGGGAACAAACCTAAACCTCCTAGGCCGGTACCACCGCCGACTCCGGCTCCTCCTCCTCCGGCTGCTCCTCCGCGCCCGACTCCTCCTCCAACTCCGCCTGCTATTCCTACTGATGGTGCAGCCACTGGGAACTTTGCAAAGATTCAAACCAAGCAAAGTGAGCGAGCATCTCTTGGTGTTGGCCGTCGCCGTAACAGTCTCCGCCGCGATCGTTCACCCAAAGTGAACACCGGCACTAGCAACACTGGTAACCAGTCAATCAATACAGGCACTGCAACATGAAGCCAGCACGTCAAAGATATGATGAGCTCTGCATGGAAAGAAACGAGTTCCTAGACGTTGCATATCAATGTACTCTGCTGACACTACCTTATCTGATCTCTAATGAGTATCAGGATGGCAATACACATCGAAGGCTAATCACTCCTTGGCAATCAGTTGGAGCCAAGGCAGTGAACTCACTAGCTAGCAAGATGATGCTTGCATTGCTACCTCCACAGACCACATTCTTTAAGCTTCAAGTCAGAGATGACAAGCTTGGAGAAGAGATGGATCCAACCATCAAGAGTGAGTTGGACGTGTCATTCTCCAAAGTTGAGAGGATGATCATGGATGTAATCAATGCAAGCAACGACCGAGTTGTTGTCCACCAAGCAATCAAGCATTTGATTGTAGGTGGCAACGCTTTGTTGTACATGCACAAGGATGGAATCAAACACTATCCTTTGAACAGGTATGTGATCGAACGAGACGGCAATGGCAACGTTACCGAGATCGTGACCAAAGAGCGAATCAATCGCAAACTCCTGCCTGGTGTTCCACAACTATCAGAGCCGAAGCCCAACGCTCCTGGCCAAGATGGTGTGACTAACACTATGCAGAAAGATGATGTTGATGTCTACACTTACGTCAAGCTAGTTGATGGTAGGTGGAAGTGGCATCAGGAAGTATTCGATAAGATCCTTCCAGACACACGGGGCTCCGCTCCGAAGAACGCTAGCCCCTGGCTGGTACTAACCTTTAACTCCTGCGATGGAGAGAACTACGGTAGAGGCAGAGTCGAAGAGTATCTGGGTGACTTCAAGTCCCTCGAAGCTCTCTCTCAAGCACTCGTAGAAGGCTCTGCAGCAGCTGCAAAGGTTGTCTTCTTGGTGTCACCTTCATCCACTACTAAACCTCAAACAATTGCACAGGCAGGCAACGGGGCTATTGTCCAGGGCCGGCCAGATGATGTGGCAGTTGTGCAATGCGGCAAGACCGCAGATTTTAGAACGGCGTCAGAGATGGCAGCAACCCTGGCTCAACGCTTGGGTGAAGCATTCCTTGAGCTACAAGTACGGCAGTCGGAACGAACTACAGCAGAAGAGGTACGTCTAACTCAGCTCGAACTGGAGCAGCAGTTAGGTGGCATCTTCTCGTTGATGACCACTACCTTCCTTGTCCCTTACCTGAACCGCACGTTGCATGTGATGCAGCGCAGCGGACAGATCCCCAAGCTTCCTAAAGACCTTGTCCGTCCACAGATTGTGGCTGGTGTCAATGCTCTAGGACGTGGGCAAGATCGTGAAAGTCTTACGGCATTCATCACGACCCTGGCACAGACCATGGGTCCTGAAGCGATCGCTAAATACATTGACAGCACCGAATACATCAAGCGTCTTGCAGCTTCACAAGGTATTGACATGCTCAACCTTGTTAAGACTGAAGAGCAGGTGCAAGGTGAGATGCAACAACAGCAGCAGATGGCAGCTCAACAAGAGCTGGTCAAGCAAGCTGGTTCGTTTGCGTCTGCACCAATGATGGATCCATCCAAAAACCCTGAACTCAATGCAGAGCAACAGCCCGACGGGGCGGGGCCGGGCGAAGAAGAACCCCCCGGTCAAGAAGCCGAAGCCCCTTAATCAGAAATCGGCAGCCGAAGAAAAAGTAGAGAAAAAAATTGAAGAGGTGCGTCAAGAGAACAAGTACGCACCGAAAGAAAAGATTGGCACTCCCACCCTTGGCCGGTCAGTTAACTATGTAACTACCGTTGGCCTTGGAACACTCAAAGTTGATTCCGCAAATGGCTACACTGACGTATGATCCCTCGCAGGGACAACCTGAATTCAACGAGGAAGAACTTGCTGCTCTCGAAGTAGGTGAGCAAGCACAACAAGAACAAGAACAGTTACTCGCAGGTAAGTTTGAAGATGCGCAGCAACTCGAAAAAGCGTACATCGAACTCCAAAAGAAACTTGGAGGAGAAAAAGAAGAAGCTTCCGAAGGACCTCCTGAAGTCAGCGCTGAAGAAATCGATGCCGACCAAGAGCAACCGCAAGAAGTTAGCCCGGCGGTAAGCCTTATCTCTGATGCATCTACTGAGTATGCAGAGAAGGGTGAACTGTCAGCAGAGACCTATGAGAAGTTCACACAGATGTCTTCTCAAGATCTGGTCAATGCATACATCGAGATGCAAGGCAGCATGACCCAACAGCAAGAAGTCTCTGACCTGACTAGCGATCAAGTTAATCAGATCAAGAACTTTGCTGGTGGTGAGCAGGCCTACGATCAACTGATGGACTGGGCAGGCAGCAATATGCCTCAACAGTACATCGATAGCTTTGACACTCTCATCAACAATGGCGATCCCGCCACCATCCAACTAGCAGTAGCAGGATTGATGAGCGCTTACGAACAGCAGAATGGTATGGAAGGACGTATGTATAGCGGTGGTGCAAGCCCCGAGATCAAAGATATCTTCCGTAGTCAGCAAGAAGTAATCGCTGCAATGCAAGATCCTCGCTACGACCAAGACCCTGCATACCGTGCAGATGTCTTTAGCAAACTCGAACGTTCTGACATTCAATTCTAATGGCTAAATGTAAAGGTAAAGGCGGTAAGAAAGGTGGCAAGTAAGAAACCCACCAAGACCCGTCTCGACCCTTCATGCTGGAAGGGTTATGAAAAGCGTGGCACTAAAGTAAAAGGTGGTACGCGAGTAAACAACTGCGTTAAAAAAGGATCTAAAAAGAAATGACCCGCACTCCATTTGTTAGCGAGACCGCTCGCTCTCCTCAATATGTCACCGCTGAGAACCCTCTGGGTCAGCCGGTGATGGCTACTACTGACTTTGTTGCTGTTGACCTGGCCTCCTCTGGTGGCATTACTGGTGGCGCTGCCACTGGTTCCAATGGTGACGTGATGAGCTTCTCTGTTGCTCCTCAGCCTGAAGGTGCAACCTTCGCTTGGACCTGCACTGGTGGTACTAACACCATTGACCCTGTTGCTGCTAACACTGAGTCTGTGTCTATCACCTTCAGCGCCGCTGCAACCTTCACTGTCCAGTGCGTTGTCACTGTGGCTGGTGATGCTGATTCACCCAAGACTGTTACTAAAGAAGTGGTGATCTCCTGATGACATTCTCTGCTCCTCGTGTGCCTCCTGTGCTTGAGACGCAGAAGGTCATGGTTAATGAGGTCGAAGAAACTCCGGTGGCTTGTGTTGACACTAGCTACACGGATGGTGTTGCACCTCCAATCATTAATGAACCCCCCGGTGGCGACAACGGTCCTGTCGTTGTAACCATTGGCACCGTCACTGTTACTGGTGATGCAACTCCCGTTGTTGGTGACACTGAAACCTTCACTGCTTCCCATGATGGCACCGCAACTGATGTTGTGTTCACCTTCTCTGCTCCTGGTGAGACCTTCACTGGTGGCACTGTGACCTGGGCCAATACTGGTGCTGCTACCGTCACTGTTACTGCTACCTCAGTTACCGCTACTGATAGCCCTGTGACTGGCACGTTGGCTGTGACTGTTGGTGCTGCACTGAGCATTGCACTCAGCTCTCCTGACTTCGCCGAGGGTGCACAAATGCCTGCCTGTGCTGGCAACAGTGTTACCAACCCTTGTGGTGGCGGTCCTATCAGCCCAGCTCTTAACTGGCCTGCGAGTGGTACGCCAAACAACGGTGCAAATATCAATTCCTATCGTCTCCGCTGCACTGACAATGATGCAGGTGGTTATATCCACTGGAGTGTCGATGGTATCTCTGATGCAATCGTCAATATCCCCCAGGAAACTAATCCTAATAACCTAACCTTTAATGCTAGTGCAACCATCAACCAAACTGGTGGTGGACCTGGCGCTGCATTCCCTGGCAACGGTTTCGAAGGATTCGATCCTGGCAATGGCGTGACTCATACTTACAGCTTTGTTGTCACTGCACACAGTGCTGATGGCACGCTGCTTGCCACGTCTAACACTTTGACTGGAACTTATACGGGCTAATGGAAATCACTAATGATTTCAGTGGCATCATGCACGCCGCCCAAATTGCTGGTGCCAAATATCCAGAGTGTGTTGCCGCCCAGTGGGCCTTAGAGTCTG